AACAAAATTATAACTAACTGATTTAAAATAAAATCAATTAATAATTACCTAAAATATGTACTTAATTATGTACTCACAAACCTAAACAATCCATTTGACTAGTAATCATCTCTCGCTGAATACTGTATATTCAACCAGCACAAAGGTGATTATCATGCGTGTAGAAATCAGCATTGCCAAAGAGAAAGCCGCGAAAATGCCAAAGGGGTCAATGGAGGCCTTGAAAGACGAAATGACCCGTCGAATCAGCAAGCAATATGACGACGTTGAAGTGATCGTGAAAACGGCCAGTATTGATGGACTGAGCGTTTTGTGGGCCACCGATAAGGAAATCGCTAAGGAGTTTGTCGAGACTACTCTGAAAGACGCCTGGGAGACAGCAGACGACTGGTTTGTACGTTGATCGGTCTGTACAATCGCTCGCGATGCCGCTCCGATCGAAAGGCATCAGCCCTACCCGGTAGCTCTTGCATACGGCTACTGGGTAGGGCACATTAAACAGGGCTATCATCCTGCCTCATATCGTTGATCACGTGCGTTGCAACTCCGAGCACTTCTATATCGCACTGTTGCTTTAGCATCTCGCCTTACAACTTATTCATACTTTCTTCACTTTTACATTTTATCTTTGCCTTGCCTAAGGATAGGACCTCAGGCACAATTCCTTGTAAATTGAGTGTTTTTTATATAGCATATTAGTCTCGTTAGACCCCCGCCTCTCTGTGCGGGTTTTTTCTTTTATGAGGCCCTGGAGACCGGTATTCGGAATGGCAATAATATTCGTTTGCATGCTAATCCTCTTAGCAATGAGTTTAATCATGCTCTAATTAATCAGCGCAGATGGCAGAGCCCATCATTATCAAATAGGGCTATTATCTTGTCTCAGATCGTTGATCGCATGTGTCGCGACTCCGAGCACTTCGACCTCATCCATGGCATCTCCTTCAATCGATTCTCCCTCTACCGTGATGAACGATCTACCCATTAGCTTTGCAAACTGAAGTTCGCCAGCCGAACGTATAAGCAGAATACTCCCCTGCTTTACCTTTAGAGACAAGTCCAGAACAACATACCCGCGGTCGGTTGGGATAACTCGCGAGTTTGCGGTGATGTTGCATAGAGAATTCACTGTTAACGTAGTTTCAATGTAATCCGTAGCCGGTGACGGGAATCCCACGATTACAGCCCTCCGTTCGGGTTATAAAGCTGGAATGTTCGCTCGTCCCCCTCTTTCGTTGAGACATCCCTGAACGTCGTCACATAATGCTCTATCCACTGGTTAGCCTGGCGCGGCGACCAGTGCCAGTTATACCGCTCCAGTTCCTGCAGAAACCGCCTGGTTGTGATGGTGCGCCTGCCGTTTGGTTCTATCTCTATCGCTGCCCGGCAGGCTGTTTCGATTTCGTATAAACGCGGCATGATCTGAACCTCTCAATGATACTGTTTTTATATACAGTAGTTTTATCGAGAGTTCAGATCAAGATCGGTTACACCTATCAATTGTCTCTACAGGCGCAAGCCATTGCTAAGAAAGCGCATTAAACTGCGACACCATTTCCGTATCAGTCAGCGTAACCGGGTAATAAACCATACGCTTCAGATATGCGTTTGAAACCGCTGCTGGTGTCGTTCTTGCTCGCCCGATCATCAGCCGGTTCAGTTGTGTTGATACCAGTGGCGCTCCGCTGTATTTGTTGATGCCGTCAAATACGCGCATATCACCGTTGATAAATGAGCTGATAAACGACTGATGCCCGTTTCGAACCTGTCCGAGGCGTTTTACCTCAACCGTAATTTCAGAACTGCCGACGATTTTGGCGGCCGCAGCCAGATTCTGGTTTGTAATACTGTTACTGATGCGGCGGTTCAGAAAACTGACATATTCAGCGACACTGTCATTATCAAGACAGACAATTGCCTGCCCGGCGTTATAGACACCACTCATCGCCTGCAGGCTGGCGGGCATATTGTAATCAGCAAAAATTGCCCCGCGGTCAGCAGCCATAAAATCCAGGTCCTGGCGAACAGTGCAAACTTCGTCCGGGCGCGTCACTGCGACTCCTGACGTTGGAATGTATGGTGTCACTCCATCCCAGTTTTCAATCTGCGCCCCCCAGATGTAAACACCCTTCCCTGAACCTGTATAGGCTGGCAACGCAGCGGCTGATGTCACATCATTCACAAGCGCCAGTGTGAACTGCGGGGAGACTGTGCCCGCAGGGGTAATGGTGATACTCAGACGGTACCAGCCATTTTTATATTTCCGCATACTTGTCTGCAGGATGCCGGACGAGCTACGGGTTCTTAAGCCGTTGACCAGATCGAAGTTTGCAAACTGCGTCGTTGTTACTGCACCCTGAGCGACCAGCTGGATAACACTCGCGGTATTCGCTTTCGCAAAAATACTGAATGTGACAGGACTTCCCACGGTGGCGGCCGGAGTGGAATTTTCCTGCATAAAGTGCACAGTATCAGCGCTGTCAGTGCTTTCATTGAAGGGTGATGCAAAGACGTTACCATCAGGTGCGATTGTTTTGGCGGCCGTGGTGGACACGCCCGATTTTGTCCAGGTCGTGCCAGAAAAGTTTTCGCTGTTTGCCACCTGGTTTGTTGTTCCCGCAGCAACGCGCAGCCCCAGGCACTCACCAGTAATCGGGTCATATTCGATCGCAGCTTCACCGGACGCCAGATACTCTATCAGGCCGCTTTTGTTCACTCGGGTAGTTTCTGATGCGCGAGTAAAGGTTACCACGTCAGCCAGACGGCGGGAGCGAATTGCATTACCTGTTGTTCTGCCGAGGGCAATATAAAGCTCTTTCTCAAAGTCCAGGTAAAGGCTGGCCAGTTTCGGCATAGGGGCCTGCGGGGAAGGAAGTGCGGCAGCATCGCCCTGATAAGTTTTATTGCTCTTGATTTGAGTTGCCATTGTCAGATTCCTGGATTGTTCAGAGTGGTGACGCGGGTTTGCGTGCCGGTCAGATTTAGTGTGTTCTGCGCGTTACCCACGCAGTGGTTAAATGAAATATCGACATCGGTAAGCGTACCGCTGGCATAAACAGGATATTGCTGAGTAGGCGTAGACTGGATGTCGCGAATTTTATTTGCGCTTAACGAGCTGAGCTTAACTTCTGAGGCCAGATTAATTCCGTTCCCGGAAGCGGTCAGGCCGTTATTCCAGAAGCGGTTGTTTACCACATCCATATTGATCGCCGTCCCGTCTTCCAGGTTCAGACCATGCCGTCCGTTTCGATAAACGTCATTCCCCTGGATAAACATACTGCGGACTTCCTGGCCTGGCGCTTTGAGGTTAATTCCATCTTCGCCATTATCACGGATGGTATTGCTGTCAATCTGGTATTCGCCGTCTCGCTGCTCAGTCGTGCTGTTGTAATAGACGCCATGTTTAGCATTTTTGGCGATAATATTGCACTGCAGACGCCCGCGCGAACCGGGATATGCCAGCACAGTTCCCGGACTGATAATCACGCCATAATTATTTTCTGAGAAGTTGTTATTGGTAGCGATCATGCCATCAACACCACAATCACCCAGGCCAGCATTATTCCCTGTACATGTGTTGCCGGTGACTATCGTGTGTTCAGAGCTGTAAGGCGCATTTGTTCCGTGCTGCTTCTCAAGAAAGATCCCGAAGTTCTTCCCGTTGCGGCAGAAGTTGCCAGCAACATACAGCGGCTCGCTCTGCGTACCGCCAGCCCCTAATCCGAGACCAGATGCCCCCGCAGGGTTATCGTTACCCGACGGTGCCAGCCGACCGAAATTCTCCACCACGCATTCAGTAATCGCGGAATCGCGCGCAAAGTCGATGCCGATCCCCGTAGCGCCAGAGTTTCTCACCCGCAGGCGGTGCAGGTGGCCGCGCCGGTAAAAGTTGAAGTACAAGCCTTTAGTCCGAGGCAAATAGCCCTCATCCGGCAATACCTGGTCCTGACAATCCACCTCAAAATCGGAATACACAAAATCGGTCAATTCCGGGACGGGATTCGTCGGCGAGGTGGTGAACTGGAGCGCCGAATATGAGCCATACGGCATCAGGATTGTTTTGCCGGTACCGGCGCCAATAATCGATACGTTCGGCGCGGGCGTGAGGAAGGAGCTCAACCGGTAAATACCCGGTGGGAGATAAATGACCCCACCGTAAGTGTTGCGGGCCATATCCCTGATTGCGCGCTGGATAACCTGTCGCGCATCCTCCTGGCTACTCGGATCCCAACCGTAATCCTTGATACTGGTGAGAAACCGGCTATCTGCCTGCTGCTGCACGCGCCGGGAAAGACTGTTCAGCATATTGTTGACGGATGTCGGAATCCCCGGAAGGTTGAGTCCGCCCAGCTCATCAATATAGCCATATGCCGCCTTATCAGCGGAGCTCAGCGTGTTGAGAAACGGCCCGGAAACAGGCTGAACCTGCGCCAGCAGATCCTGCAGCGGAAAATCAGAAAGAGGGATACTGATTTTCCCTTCTGCATCGGTAATAACGAGCTGTACCCCGTATTTATCCGTAGCTGAATGAAGATTAGAGGTGTTGTCTTTCCAACTTCGCGATGCCATTTCCTGAAGACTTTCATTCATTCCGGAGAAGAATTTTTCTCCGGACTCAGTCTCCAGCTCAGTTGTGATTCCGTCTGAGGTAATGGATTTTGATAAGTTACTGTCATCATTTTTATCAATGGACTCACTGATGGTGACATCAACATACCCCTGAGACGGCATTACTCTGCCGGTAGCCTCAAGCGTACCACCGTTGTTGATGTACTCATCAGCCAGCGAACTACCATCAGTGCTGCGCACGTAGGTAGCTGAACCATCAGGAATATTGGCAATATCCTCCTGGGCGTCAGCCAGCGTCATATACTGGCGGCTGAGGGGGATCAGGTTCTGTCGGGTCTCCTCGACAACAGCAGCACCATCAGTTGCTATTTGCTCGCGCTGATCGGCAGACTTTTGCTGTATACCGGCCATGGTGTCGCGCTCAATACCGGTTCTCGTTGTTACACTCAAATCGGGTGAGTTAACAAAAATATCAATTGTCGCGTTATTGTCCCATGCATCAGGCATGTCTGATGACGGGACAGCATTACCCGTATTATATTGAGTCATAGTTTCACCAAGGGGGTTATAATAAATTATTCACTTAACGCTGGAGGAGTGAAAATGCCATTTTTATATGATCCTCCTATGCTAAATGGCTTATCACCACAATTAATAACGGTCATCCCCTCTGGCGGCAGCCATTCCTCCGTCCCATTCCAGACAATAATATTTACGACAATGCCATTACTATCAATAACTGCCCATGCATTATTATCCATTATGCATACTCCTCAATAATAACAACCCCATCACGACCTGATGCTCCAGGATTCAAAGATTGTGATACGCCATTAGAACAGCCAGATGCACCAGAACCATAACCGCCACCAGTATTTGCAGGCGTATTAATCGCCGGGACAGAACCACCAACCCCTAACTGGCTATTTGCACCTCGAGATCCGGCAGCGTAACTGGTGGATACAGCTACGGCTGCCTCAGAACCAGATCCAGAAGTACCTATGATATTCCACCCTGTGGGGCTATTTGAGTTTGTATTTGCCACAGGCTGGAATGGAGGGTTAGCCGGTCCTGCTGACAATCCAGCCTTACCGCCAGGCGCTGAGATAAGAGTACCTACGGATGTTGTCCCACCATCCCCTCCGTTTGGTGAAATTGCTGTGCCCCCCACACCGCCGCTACCAATCGTCACCGTGGCCGATGATAATGCGGATACGTCATAGATACCCTCGGCATATGCGCCAGCCCCGCCACCATTACTTATCGAAACCTGCCCAGCAGCGGTAGCCGGAGCAGCAGAACTTCCAGCACCTGCTCCCAGAGCTCTGATGCGCCATTTTTTTGCACCGGCTGATTTAGTAATCAGCGCGCTACTGGTGACAACTTGCACACCCATTAGGCGACCAGGCATACTATTTTTAAGGTTAGAAAGAATTGCTGCTGTATTACCGTCATCTAGCACATCTATATTTGCTGAATCCGCGATAAACTGAGCAAGGACATTGGCCATTACAGTGGCCTGCCTGAGAGCTTTATTCACCTGCGCGGAAGAAGCTTTACCAGATGAAAATCCGCTTACTAACGCAGTAAGGGCTAAATAATCAGCCTGAGAAATTACGTTTGCGCTGTTTCCAGTTGCAAAAGCTTTAAAATCATTGGTAGGCATTATAAATCTTCTCCCCAGTTACCAGAGTCAAATCCGGATATATATTCGTTATCTACATCAAAACCAAAAAAAGAATAGCCACCATTTGACGGCATCTGTATTTCCCTCACTTTTACACCCGCAGCTTTAACGGTCAGATATCCGTTTTGGATAGCCCACCATAGTTCAGCATTAACCTGATCGATGGGATTCAGATCATAACGAGATGGAACGTAACCGGGAGGTAATGCGATGAATGGCCCCTTATTAACTGCGCTATCGAGAATCATCCTGTCAATTTCACTGATAACAACCGTAGGGTCAGGAAGTATCCATATAGAAATGGACATATCCTGATTATCGACAATTGCCATACGAATACCCGATCCTGTCAGGGCATTGTCGAGAATCTCAGGCAATGTGTCGTTCTGCCCGTTCCAGTTATTAATAGCAATTTTGACTTTTAGCACCAGTCGATAAACTTCATCACTCAGGTCAAGAAACCCATCATCAGGATCGAAAGGTCCCTGCCAGACGCCCTGGTCCCAGCCAAGTTTTTCTGTATCCCACGAGAAATACACGCCAGATATAGGCGTCCTGACCCTGCGCTTGCGGCCTATCCATTCACCCAAAATATCCAGCTGCTGGCCGATGGCGGTATCAATGTCGAAATCCTGAATCATGCCTGTCATTGCGGCTGAAACGTCGATTAACGGTCGCGTTGAGAGGTCAATGTGTGCAAAAAACTTAGGTTTCCCTGCGTGATAGTTCGTTATCCTGTCTGTGTATTTACTCATACAGACACTTCCAGATTAATGTCCGCTACCCTGCAGGATGCGGAGTGATCGAAAGCTATTACGATGTTGGTCGCAGCCACTCCTGCCGAAGATGTCCCAATCAGCAATTCGGTAATGTCGTAGTATCTGGAATTTCCGCCGCTAACTACGCCCAGGTTTGCCGGAGAGTAAATGCGGCTCAGCAGGACACTGGCACCAATTGCCAGCGAGTTGATATACGCAGCCACAGCCGCTTTTATCTCGTCCCCTACCTGTGAGGTGTATCCCGCCAGTGGACTGATGGTGATTTTTACAAAAACAGGCACATCAACTGGTCGTGAGAATCCGACAGGGTGAGGGCTTCCGTACTTATCAGGAACAATAATTACCGTACTACCGTATGGGGTCGTTCCCTGGTCTTTTACGCCCCGAATCGTGTTTGCAATCTCTGTGGCATCACCACCTTCAACAATGGCCGCTATCGAGTGTGGAGGGAGACCATTAGCATCAGATACGTCCTGATCGTTCTCATACAGCTTATGGCGCGTGACACCCTTAATGTTCGCTATCGCACCATCCACGGCTTCAAATGGTGTCAGCGACGGCAACGCAACACTCTGTGACTGTCGTACGCGCAATTCCGCATCTTTTTCAGCTGCAACACCTACAGTTGCCGCCAGCGGGTTAGTCACCGAGGCCCATCCGCGCGTAGGTGTGTTGATGCCGTTTACCGACCCCGCCACTGCGGCGACTGCTCCCGAGTTCGCGCAGGTGGCCGTAGCTACCACTGTCCCATCGGAGCCAATGACTACCGTTGCAGGCAGATTCCAGACCACGCTGTTTGTGTCGCGTACTGAGCCGTTGGTGATGGTCGTACCGACGGTACCGGTCAGCAGTAGATCGACAGTTGAATTTGTCGCTGCACGCCGGGTGATGCCGTTAATTTTGACATTACTCGTCAGTGCGTCACCCAGGGCTGTAGCCGGCGAGAACGACCGGTAAACCGAGATGGCCGTGTTGTTGGCGTCATGGATGGCCAGTGCCACCAGCGCCACCATCTGGCCGTCTTTGCTGTCAGGTTCCAGATAAGCATCACTGCCGTAAATCTGCTGGAAATATCCGGTGATGGTATCCAGCACGGTTTGATAGTCGGGCGCACTTATCCCCTCAGCGGTTACCGTTGCCGATAAGCCGAGTGTGTCGAGGTCCAAAGACATTACGCCTCCGAGGTTACTGTGGTTGTCCCGTAGATGGTTTCTACCGTTGCTGTGAACGTTACACGGCGCGTACGGCCGTCAACTTCGGTGTTAAATTCGGTGATAGAGCTCACGCCCTGCGTTTCCAGAATGCGCCGGCGGATAGCCAGGTTGTAGGTATCGGGCTTTTGCTTGCCGAGAACTGATTGAATCCAGGGTGTTCCCTCCGTGGTATCGAGGAACCACTGACCGTACCAGAGCAGGAAGCGCGTTTTAATGGCCTGCGCGACGGCCTCAGGAGAGTTTACCAGCCAGGTATCATCGCCCCGGCCGAAAGTGTAATCCCCGTCATCGTCTTCTCTTCGATATCGCATATCACCCTCCGAGTGGTGCTGTGCTGCTGCCACCAGATTCAACGCCACCATGCGTATGCTTATCGACGATTGAGCCATCCACCAGCTGCAGGCGGCCATCAGGCAGAATTCGAAGACCGTTCAGGTTAAAACCGCCCGGAGCCGTACCACTGATTGCTCCGTTTTCAGGATTAAGGCTCAACTTTGCCGACCCATCATCGCTGCGCAGCTCTACCGCGCTAGTGCTGATGCCGCTTATTTTCTTCGCCTGCGACTGCGGGCCCACAATACAGAAGGCATCCGATAATTCGTGCATGCGCCCGTCTACTGGCTCCTGTATGCCCCCGCTCTGCCACCAGAAATCAATGCAGCGGTCAGCAAAGATAACCAGGCATTCATCACCAGCCGTAACGGGAAAAGTTAGCGTACAGCCACCACCGCGGGGGAAGACGACAGGAACATCTACCAGCAGCGGCAAGCTAACGGACACCTCAGCGCCTGATTCGTCATGCTCCACGCCTTTAATGGCTGGCTGAACAACAGCGGTGACGGCATCCGGATCAAACGACTGAATGATGCCGGGAATAGAGACGCGCATTGCGGACATGATCGCTTGCGCCAGCTGCGCGTCGGCCTGCTCTTTACTGCCGAGCTGTGCGTTAAGTGCTACGGGCATTTGGTTTACTCCGGGCATTAAAAAACCCGCCGTAGCGGGTTTAAATATTAATTTTTTTTCGGGGGTGGTATTACTGCTTCAGCCCAACATCTGCATTTGCCATCAGGGCAACACTTACCTTCCCCTGGCAATCCAGTTACTGGAGGCTTTTCCCACTTAAATTTCTTTCCGTTATTTTTTGCACACTCCGGGCAGCACCCTGCATCGCCAGCAGAATGCCAGATGAATTTTTTAGAACCCACCCTCTGAGATCTTATTTTTTCAAAGCGGGCATGCTCCGATGGCGTTCGTCGGTGTGGCGAATGAACCATATTCCGCATGAATTGGTCATCTGACCTCTTTTTAAGAAAGGTTTTTAGCCTTACGTATAATGAAATCAAAATCATAACTGCAAGGATAAGGGTTGCGGTCATTATTCTTATTTCACCTTCGCACAGTTATAAGTCCAGAACTGTCTCGGGTCATCCATGTTCTTGCGGATCACTTCGACGTTGAGAATTGCCTTATTGTTGCGCTTAACATAATCAAGGCCCAGCCAGCGACCGGTGTTTGGATCGGGCAGCATCCATTGCATCATGACGTTATCGAAATCATCCTTTTGCTTGAGGAAGGTCATTTTTTGTGTTTCAGGGGCTTGCCCGTTGATATGCATAAGGCCATCGTTAGCAGCTTCGAGTTGAAATGGTCCGCACTGCATACCTTTTGCTGAAACCAACAGAGGAGATGTTAATAAAAGCGCGAATAATGCCTTTTTAATCACGAGTGAATACCTTCGACAAAGTTCCTTGTGACTGCAACTCCGCAGCCCCTTTCGCCAGACAGAGCAAATCCATATACCATGCCTGCCCGCGAGTATCGCCAGTATAGTCAATGCTGCCGACAATGTAATCACCATCGGTATTGATTGCGGCAAGCTGGGATCCGGGCAAGCCATCGACATAGATATTACCGTCAGTGGTACTTTCGCCTAATACCCCTGGTGACTGCCCGATTTGGTCATTGCCGAGAGCCTGGCGATATACTGAGGCCTGATCCAGCCTGATGAGCCCCCCCAGCTTTATATTCGGGTTTATCAGGCAGCGAACGTTAACGCCCGCACCCATCGTCTGCTGTGGCATGCCAATGAGTCCGGTATCGGCGTTCAGCACGATCGCCTCCTGAATATATTTGTCATCAGGTAGGATATGCACCTGGTTGTTTTCATACCACCAGTTGGCTTTGCATTGCCCAGCCAGCCCGAACATCAGGCGCCCGGTATTCTGGTAAATAGTACGTCCGCGGGGGAAAACAGTTGAGCCGAAATCGGGCGTGCTGCCTTCAGATATTCCGTATGGCCTTAATGACTGCATGCCGAGATCAAACAGGTCTGCGTGCTTCCAGCCAGCCGCAACCGTCGTTTTCACGCTCGCGTTCAGATGCCCTTCCCAGCCATCGATACACTGGATGAGCACCCAACTATCGGTTACGTTCTCCTTCCCGGTAATGGTGAAGCGAATGTCACCATTGAAAATCAGACCGATGTTTTTATCAGGGTATTCCCCGCTGTCATCAGCTGCGCCGTTGTATCCGGCGATGGCTCTGATCCGGGTAAACTCCTTCCCCATTATCCGGTTCTGAGTCTCTGGCGCCAGATTGTAAATTTTGAAGTTACCGACGAACCCGTTAAAAATGGTGGCCGGCATCTTCTGAATGTTAAACGTCACCTTGAAATCTGACAGTGAGATGCCATCACCCTTATCGTCGATAAGCTGCAGCTCAAAATGCCGCATCCAGTTTTGAGACATGATCACTCCGTTACTACGTAAAGGTGGCTCTTAGTTCCGAGGTCTGCTGCCGTTGGGTTGTCATTCGCCGGGTCATCACAGACAACATAGAGCGAAAACCCGAGGCTCATGTAATGATATTGGACCAGCAGATCAGCGCCGGTAATCAGGGGAATACCCTTGATCAAGTCGGCGCCGGCACTGTCCATGATATCCAGACACCAGAACACCGCCCGCCAGGTAACAGCCATTTGAAAGCTCTGACCCGCCAGCGCAACCGCGAACTGCTGGTTGTCGGGTGACAACGGGATTTCTGATACAGACATTTAACCTCCGGTGAAGAAACGCACACCCCGGCTTAGCAATGACTCATCCTTAGGCGTTGGAGTTTTAACGCCTGAATTTTGCACCGCTGAGGTGTTCACGCCCTCTTTCATATTTTCCTTTGCGGCTACACTGACTGTCTGCGTCTGGGTGGTGATAACCTCCCTCAGCGTAACGGTTGCCATCAGGACATTTTCGCTTGCGCGATCGGTGGTCACATCCAGAGTCCGGATCACCATATTGGTATACAGCCGCTTGCCTGTGGTTACGTCGATGAGTTGTCTTTCCTGCTGCATTTTAAGCAGCTCGGCATAAACCTCTTTCGGCCCCATGCTGTTGAGCGGCGTCGACAGTCCAATATTTCGGGTGTCATAGAAATCAAGCAGTGAACCACCACCAGCAAAGCCAATTTCCATTACCACTTCAGAGGGTCGGCGATAGGCATGGTCGGAGATAAAGCCGGTCCCGGCGTTGGTCGCCCTCTCCACCGGGTGCTCGGTTATTTCCAGCGCATCGCTATGCCGTTCGGTAACAACCACGTCGGGGATCATCAGTCCAATGCGCCGGCTCTGCTGCTGAAACAGCGTAGATAGAATATCCATCAGCTCGGCCCCCTCGCCAGTTGCTGGGTTGAGCGTGCATTAACATTCGCCTGATTATCTGCAACGATTTTACCGGCCTCCCTTGGGTCGCTGACACCAGAGATGTTGATGACCGTATTCTGGTTCAGCGTCGCGCCACCACCCGGCATATTGCTCATCACCCGGGGTATGTAGTTTCTGGTCTCCTGCGGCATCAGCGCCATGCCGTACTTCTGCACGTTACCGATCCCCCAGTTATATGAAGCCAGAGCCTTGCCCAGATCGCCGCCGTTCCTCTGCAGGAGCATCGAGAGATACCGCGCCGCCGCTTCCGCCGACTTCATCGGGTCAAACACGTCATTACCGCGCAGCCCCATATCGCGGGCGGTACCCGGCATAAACTGGAACATCCCTTTGGCGCCTGCGCCAGACACGGCAAACTGATTACCGCGTGATTCAGTAAGCGCCACACTACGTAGCAGACCCGCTGGTAGGTTATACAGCGCCTCCAGCTTACCCATCATTGGAGCCATCCAGCCCAACAGTTGAGCGCCTGCTTTAGTGGCCTGAGGTCGTTTAACAGACTGCCCGTATTGAGTAGCGTCACCGCCAAACCAGCCAGTAACGGCCTGCCCAATACTGCGCGGATCAAACCCGGTTTTATTCTGAATCCAGTTAGCCGCGCCGTTAGCACTGTCTGTCACCGCATCTGGTGGCGCACTATTGCCGCCTTGCTTTAAAAGCTGCCTGGCATAAGCTGCTGCGTCTGACCATCGGCCTTCGTCAATAGCATTGAGAAGCTTGCCGATGATATCCAGCATCTTGCTAAGTTCATCAAATTGCTTTTTCAGGCTGTCGAATTCGAACTTAATCGACCAGGTTTTGGGGTCGATACCGAAGAGCTTTATCAGCTCGTCTTTGAGGCGCTTAATGCCTGACCATAGCTTGTCAATGGCGTTCAGAGCCAAAGTTATCGCCGGTTCCCATGCCTTCCAGTCGATAAGGCTTTTGCCGCCTTCTTTCCATGTTTTGTAATCGTCGTACAGCAACAGGATTGCGCCAGCCAATGCCAGCACCCAGGTAATGGGAGACGCCATCATCGCCGAGTTGAGCAATCGCCAGACCACCACAAGCCCACCAAGAGTTTCGATGAGGGCCTTGGTATCGTCATTCAGACCTTTCCACCAATTCTTGACGTCAATGGCAGCCTGAATAAGCCGGTATACAATCCGACCTACTGCTTCCCCCATCCAGAGGATACCCTTAACCGTAGCGGTGATCGCCCCTTCGATTTTCGGGAAGTTATCCAGAATCTGGCGCCGCAGGCGGTCCAGCGAGCCCGTCAGACCATCGGCCAGACTGGAACCGATTTTGTCCCGCGCCATACCGGCCATCAGGCCGAATGACCGCAGCGAGGTCATGAACTTGTTTGAGCTAACAGCGGCCACGTCAGCGTTATAGCCGATCGCCTTCGCCATTGCGGTATATTCGGCGCTGAACTGGCC